ATATTTAGCCTTTCTTTAATAGTTTCTTCATTAATTCATTACGGTCAGATATCACAAATCCATCGCTTTCTTCTATGGGAGAACCGTCTTTATTGCCGTCTTTATCCAGCTTCAGTTTCTTAAGTTGTAGATCCACCATTTTAAGCTTCTTGTCTATTTTAGAACTCTTTGCATCTATGGCGTTCTTTAAGAAATTACTTGCAACCTCAAATATACGTCCTGAATAACGAGAGTCCACGTTCATGCCCAAGTCCATTAGATTCTTGTAGCTCTCTTCTGCCTCGATGGCCAATTTGTCCATTTCTAGATCAGACATATCACCCAGGCCTTTTACCTGTGGCAGTGATGCCGCAATCTTGTCAAACTCCGCATAGCTTTTCTGTAGGTTTGCCTGTGTCTTTGGATCTAGATTTTTATGTGCTTTACCGCCATTAGCAGTCTCTTTTAATTTTTTATCTTTCTCTTTTTTATCTACCTCTTTGAATGCTTCTTTGACATTTGGTAAATTGAGAATATCTTCTAATTTCTTTGTCATTGTCCTATTTACTTACGTTTGCCGTTGTGGAATAATTGTTCTTCTGAAACTACTCTGAATCTCAGCTTGTTCTGTTTGGCGTAGGCGTTAGCGGCCTCCCATTTGGCCATGTTGATTACAACTTGTTTCTTCTTGGCCATGCTTTTACCAGCGGCCTCCATTGTTGTCTGCGATGCAGGTTTGACTTCAATCATCTCGGCATGTTTCTTGCTGTTCTTGTCGTTGTAGACAACAAAGAAATCCGGAACGTACACAGTGTACTTGCCAGTGAAAGGATGCCTGTAAGGAATTTTAATGCTCTCACTGGCCCACTTGTACACGTTAGGATGTTCGTCACACAATCTCATGAAAGCGTGTTCCCAACTTGATCTATATGTGGGAGTTTTGAGCCCAACGTACTTCTCTGTATTCTTGGGAAAGAATTTCCCTCTGGCGAATCTTGGTAACATTAGTCTAGGATGTTTCTAGACACAGTCTCTTTTGTAGTTAATGTTTGCCTGACACCTAATCTACTTGACTTGTATCTGTTAGCGTTGAGAATTATTGTTATCAGTTCAGACAACTGTATTTCTGAGGCATGTCCTAACTTGTCCAATATTTCTTGTGGACTTATATTATCTATTTTTGCTTGAGCCATTATTACATATGCTGTTGATTCTGCTGAGGTTCTTTTGAATCCACGTTTTACAAAAAATCCCACAGCGGCATCGTAATCGCCTACGTTGAATTCGTGCTCTGTTTGATACTGTGCAGTCGTTAACTTTTCAATAGTATCGTCCAGTGTGTTCTTGTCTTTAGGTGGTAAGTTGGTATAAAATTCAGCCATTATAAATTTGCCTTCTCTGTTGAAATTTGGACATCTTGTGTCGTTCTATCAATTTTTATATATCCTTCTGTGACCAGTTTCCTGATGTCAGTTGAAACTTTACTTGTGTAAACTGTTTTTACATTGTCCGAGCTGGCCGCATACTCTACATCAGATTCTGCTACCGTGAGTCCTTTTCTACTGCCAATATCCTTGTAGTATATTCCAGCGGCTATCTCGTCACGCACACTAGGGTCGGTGATCACAGTGTTGTATGCCTCATTGGCACCTAGGAAATTAACTGTGTCCTGTGTGGGATTAGAGATTGATGTGTTGTTTTGTGTTGTGTTGTTGTCTGCTGTCCCCTTGGCAGATGCTATCGTTCCAGCGGCAAGTACTGCTCCAACTGTGAAAGCCGCTACAGGATTTGTGATTGAACCGGCCTGTTTGCCAACTTCCAGTACACCTTCCTTGGCTATGCCTTTCAGCTCTTCCTTGACTGCTCCCTTCTTAATTTTTTTAGCGTTGTTGTAAGTGTTTGAAGCACCCAGTATCGCACCCAGAATGTTTCCTGACTGCACATTCCTGATCACTGATCCTATGCCGTCGACTACACCACCTGGTCCGAATATGCTGTTTGTTCCACCACCCAGTACGGTCAGTGGTGAAGGTTCGTTGTCGTAGTGTATGGTTGCGAATCCAGGTACACCCTCTCCCCTGTTGAATCCTTGTGGTCTTATCACTCCTGAATTGTAACGAACTGTCTCGTATAAAATTTGCATTTGGTTCTGTAACACACCTGCACCATCTGCCTGATCTAGATTATCATGACTGAAAGAACCTATAACAGGATTAACCAAACTGAACGATGTGAATCTCTGATTGTGCAGGACAAAAATTGTTATGTTCCTTATGAAAGGTTTCTTACGTTGCTTGGGAGTGTCTAGGCCCCACTTGGTGTATGTCCTGCCGGCATCGTAATAATCGTCCTTGCTGACATTTTGCACGGTCTCGGTCAGTTGTACAGCATCAGCAACTTCGTACTCGTAATATTTTTTCCAGAATGCATTGACTGTGTCAGCATGGTCATCGTGGAATACTATGTTTATTGGTTCGTAAACTATTCTTGTGTTGGTGTACATTTTCTTGTTGTACTGTACTTTTTCTTCGTAGTTCATGTCGTACTTTGGAAGATCGACTGCTTTGACCAACATGTTCAGTTCACGTCTCTCTGCTTCTGTGAACTTGTTCTGACTAATAGTGTCGTCTAGGTCGAAAACAACATGGTAGAGGAATTTGTGTTTTGGTGCCAGCTTGTGATGATCATCGATGTATAGTCTAGAGGCATGTCGGAAGTCCTTCATCCCCGGAAGACCGTCTTGCAAACCTTTTAAGAAATTGTTTATGCTTGGCATACTGTTATTTATAGTCACAAAAAAAGCGCCTATAAAGACGCTTTCAGTGTATTAAATGCTAAGTCTAATTTTGTTTATTACTGTCCACCACCTGTTGAAAGTGTACCGATCGTTCTAGCCACTGCTGTGCCGATTCCTGTACCTGTTGGTGTCTGTATCGCGTTGTCATATCTTACTGACATTGTGATAGTTGCTGGATCTGAAGTTGCGTATGCCAGTGTGTTGTAGTTAACGTTCTCAACATAAGCACCATAAAGTTCCCATGTCTCTAGAACGTTTGGAGCACTTGCTCCGTTACCACCATCTAGCATTTCGATTCTGCCTGTGAATTTGTAATCGATACCTGATGCCGCACTTGACTGTTCAAAGAAATCAAACTGTTTCTGGATCTGTTCACCAACCAGTTTAGTAACTGAGTTGTTGACATCATCTCTCAATGTGATTGTGATTGGTTCCCAAGTGTGTTTACCTGCAACATAAACTTTTGAGTTGTACACATCTAGTGTCACTGTGTCAAAAGTCAAGTTGGGTCTTGTTGTGTCTATTACTTGTTTCGTTAGTTCTGATCTTGGTGTTGATACTCCAAAATTCTCCAGGACAAGTCTAAAACGATACTGAAGTTTTGGCATCAACAGACCTTGTGATGCTGAACTTTGATCGTTTGCTAAAGGTACTGTAAATTTTGATAATGTTGATATTGCCATTTGTTTCTCCTATTTATCGAAAATTAGTTCCCTAATTTTGCAATTTCTCCTGTGTTTTTGATTCTCAACGGTATGTAAATAAATTCAACTGATTTAACCGGCTCAATTGCTATGTCTACGTACAGTTCATTTCTGTCTATTCTAGTTGGTGTGTTGTTTGTGTCATCACAAACTACCAAGAAGTCAAACAATGCCCTCTGTCCAACAAGTTCCAACAAGAATGATTCGATCGCACCCTTGATCTCGTTCCTTGTCAGTTCATCATTTGGTTCAAAGATAAATGGTTTCCCAACTGCGTCTAACTGTGTTCTCAAGTAGACTGCCAATCTTGAAACGTTGATCCTGTCCAAAGCTGAACTTGCCGATGTTTTAGTCAAGTTACCAAAGTTAACGATCCCTGCTCCTGCAAAGAAAGTAATTGGGTTAATCTTAACTTCATGCATTGAATCTCTCACTGACTCCGTCACAGATATTGTTTCAAACTCTCCAGACGCCGTGTCGATGTAACCAACTGCTGTGGCATTGTCAACAACACCTCTTCTTGTTCCCGATGGAGCGAACCATGGGAAAGCAACACTGTCGTTGTTTGCCAGTGTTCTCAACATCATGTGTGATGCTGGAACAACAATTGATTTACCTGTGTTGTCTGTTGTCAATCCTGATGGATAAAACACACCCAAGTAATCACTTGCACTTACAAGACCGTCTTCACCGTTGTCAAGTGCTGACGCTGAGTTGTTGGCCCAATCTTGGATCGCTGTTGATGTACCCTCTAATCTTAATGGAGTGTCTCCAACTATAAACGCTGTTTCGTTTCTGTCTGTGTTTAGGTTGATCATGTTCTGTATTAACTCAGGGTAACCAGGTGTGGCAATTATATTGTAACCCCTTTGGTCTTCTCTGATTGCTTGGTTGGTGTCAATCTCTGATTTCAGTTGCTCAACAATTACTTTCCTCTGTGATTTCCTTCCGAAAGATCCAGAACCGTCTGCGTTGTTGCTTGATTTAGTAACCCATCTGTCTGGGTAGTACGTTGAAACAGATTCGTTACTGTTGAATCTGATGTTACCCAAACCACTTGATCCAGAACCTGGATACTTGGTAGTTGTGATGTAACTGTTTTTGTATTCCTTGACATTGTAACCAGAACGTCTAGTGTTGTACAACATTATACCCTGTGGGAATAAAGCTGGATCTGGAGCATCCGGGTCTAGGAATCCATCGCTCAATAAATTTTTGATTGTTGATTTAGTTCCTGCCGCTGTTGATGTTCCTGCCGCCGAGTCCGTATCTGTGTGCCATCTTGCATCTGCAAATACTACACCGTCTTCTGTTGTCTGGTCAGTTTTGTCAACCAGTACCCATGCCGCACCAGTAGTTGTAACTGCCACTTGGTTGGCTGTGTTAGTTGAACTCAACGTTGCCGCTGTGTTGTATTTGTAAAGTTTTGGATAGTTTTCTAAGTCACTAGTGTCAATCCATAAGTCATTCGTTACAAGTGCTGTACCATCTGACTGTGTAGTTGGTGCTGTTGCACTAAACTGTGGACCATTCGGATCAGTAGTTGAGTATGCTGTTGCATATCCAACCCAAGTCGTACCGTTGTGTGCCATGATGTCTGCTTCTAAGCTAGTGTCATACCATAGTGTACCGTCTGCTGGTTCGTTACTTGGAGCAGAAACTGAAGCTGTGTAGCTTAATCTTTTCCAGTTTGAAATTAATAATCCTCTGTTTGCTGTTGAGTCCATGGACTCTCCAGTTGGAACTGTGTACAAGTTGTCAATCAGTGTTGAACTGTTTGCAGTGTACGTTCCGTAAACGTGTGCTGTCGAGGCATAATCAAAACCTGCATCTGCTAATGGTGTACCCACGTCTCCGTCCACCAATCTGATGTCACCGCCCAGTACGTGTGTAAGCACGATCTCGCCAGTTGTTAATTTACTTGCTCTAACATTAATTAATTCAGTAGTTGATGTAGATGAAGCGTTGGCGTTAACTTTTGCATTAACTGCCGCAACAAAATCATCAGCACCTGTTCCACCCAGTGTAACTGTAACTGCTGTACTAAAACCATCTACATTTTTTCTTGTCTCTTTGATTGTGAAAGTGTCTGAACTTGTGAAACTTGGACTAGTCAATAAACTTGTCACTGTCGTTGCACCGCCTTCGTATCTGAATAGTTGGAAGTCACCAAGGTTTGGAGTAGTGTCAGCCGCGTCAGCCGCCGTTATGCTCTCTTCAGTGATGTTGAATTGTGTATATAAGTCACCTACAGATAAACCTGTTCCACCGTTCGCCGGGTCTAATTTGAAGATTGCTGTGCTGTGGTCATCATGCAATGGGGCCGCAACTGTTGAGAAACTTGCACTAGCTGAACTGTAAAGTTTAGCAACAATGTTTGCACCCGAGTTGGCCGCAGTTGTCTTGAACCAAACAGAACCGTTGGGTCTGTTCTCGTCTGCTGTTTTCCAAGTGGGTCTTGAAGTGTGTGCCGCTTGTAGGAACCGAGGACCGTTGTAAGTGCCTGCTGTTATTCCTAATGAAGCAAGTAATCCTGTACCTTCTTCAATTCTAATTGAGTTTGTACCTGCTGTTGAGTCACCTAGTGCTAGACCATTGTGGAATATTTCTAGGTTACCTGTTACACTGTTTACACTTGCAGTAACGTTAGTGGCGTTTGTGCCAATTGCTGTGGCAACGTTAGTCAATGATGTTCCTGATACCGTGATAGTAGTACCGTTGATAACCAACGTATGACCATTGGTTACAGTTGTTCCTGATGCAACCGAAAATATAGGTAATGACGTGTGCCATGCACTTGCTCCAACCTGTACCCAAGTGTTACTTGCCGTCTTCTTGAATATCTTGTTTGAAACGTGTGTTGTGTTGATTGCGTATGATCCAGTTTGTCCAATAGAAGTCAGTGGTGCACCAGTAGAAACACCGCCAACTAGATCAGCAACAAGTGTGATCAAGATTGGAGTAATTGCTGTAAATGTTTGATTAGTTTGAGACCATTCAAATAAACCATAATTGCTTGATGCAAGGTCAAACCAGTATGATGCGTCTGTTGGGTCTGCTGTTGGAGCCGTTGCACTACCGACCAAATCGCTAGTGTCGACGTTCGCTCTTAGTACGAATGCTCTGTTGGCAACTCCTAAGAAACTGTAGGCCGCTTGTAGTCCCCATTCGTTCAGTTCATAACCGTGTAATGGATTTCCTGAAGCGTCTGTGTAGAATTTCGGATCTCCGAAAGTCTCTGTTAATTCTCTTTGTGACGAGATCAAATATGCAGTGTTGGCGTTCGCAGTCTGTGTTCCTGCCGCCGTGCCGTCTCCTGCTCCGTTTGTCTTATCCTGTCCTGATGCTACTATGAATAGTGGTGTTGTACCAGCATCTGATGGTACGTAAAAACTTTCGTTTATTACTGAAACTTCTACTCCTGGTGATGTTAATGCCATTTTTCGTTTTCTCCTTGCAAGTTTAACGTATACAGAGTTATTTATTCAATCGTATGGTTTTTACGATATAACTTGCTATTTTTAGGTGCCTATATAGGCGACGTAAATAAGCATATGGTATACAACAACAGACCGCTGTGCAAGGGGTGTAAGGCAAAGCCCAGGGCCTATGCGTACAAGAAAGGCACGATCATCTACTGGCGTAGCCTGTGTGACACCTGTAACAGAAAGAAGGCCGGCAAGAAAGTGGGAGGAATCACAGCCCTACAGAGATCCGGATACAAGAAGCACAAGAAGTGTGAGCTGTGTGGATTCAGGGCACAAAAGCAATCACAACTGGACGTGTTTTTTGTTGATGGGAGTATGAGGAATACTGCTACTACTAATTTAAAAACTGTTTGCGCCAATTGCCAAAGGTTGCCCAGTGTCCGTAGATTGGGATGGCGTATTGGTGATCTTGTTGCCGATGATTAGGTCGTCGACCTGTTGATATAACTCTTCTAAAGTTCCATCGTTCTTGATCACATAATCAAAATCTGATTTTGCCCATGCATATTCAGAAGAGTGGATTCCTGTGGGCATTATGTTGCCTTCCACGTAGCTTGTGAACCAATCAGGATCCTGCCCTCTTTTCACGAGGATAATCTTGCCACCGGACTCTCTGATTGTTTTGATCTCATTTTCAAATCTGGTATCGGAAATAACTGTGGGTTCTCCTTTGTATCTGGCCAGACAGCTGTCAATCCATATGGCATCATGCATGTTCTGACGCATCACTTCTGTGCCAAAGTGTTGTAATACCCAGCGTGGCGTTACATCCTTATTGAATTTTTTGCTCCAGAATGTATCGGGCTTTTCTCTCCATGCTCTGCTCTCCTCAGTCTTACCTTCCAACATTTCTCTATCCCAATTAAACATGGAACTGACTGCATCTTTCAAACTCTTTGCGAATGAATCTTTTTTGAAATTGTGTTCTTGTGCCAGCCTCTCTGCAACGGTGTCCTTACCGGAACCTATTAATCCTACTACACCTACTAACATAGGTTTATTATACTATTTTTTTAAACGTTTTTCAATCTCTTTTTTAACATCATGGACCGATGTTAATACCAGTTTTCGTACGCCCAGTTTCTTTTCTTTTAGGGCATGTATGGCAACATTCTCTAGATCATCAACCATGTTGGTCAGTTCTTCTAGTGTGCATTTGGAAAGTTTTTTGTATCGAGTATCTATCATGACACTATTATTTAAATGGAGATCGGGGTCAATTAACCAATAACAAAACTGTGTGGTGTTCCACCTTCTTGGAAATTACCAATTTCAAGCTCAAGTCTTTCCATCTCTGCTGTACCCTCATTCTTGAGTGCATCGCCGTTTAGTGTAGTGCCACCTTGTGGTCCTGCGATGGTGTTGAACTTGCCTCTTGCTTCTCCCAACATGACCTTGGATACTGCTAGTGTGTAATCTCTGATCCACGGTTTAGAATAGATGTCCTTGAACAGTGTTATGTCTGGTCTGTAGTTGTCTGTGTGCATAAGGATTGTTTCGTTATCTGCCCTGGGTCTTTGTGTGATTGTTAATTTCTTTGTTGCCACATCAAAATGGTACTGTATAAAACTTCCAAACATTTTTCCTACTAGTTCCTGGTATGATGCAAAAGCATAATAAGTGGCCAATCCGCCTGTTGCTCCTGCTCTCAACAAGTATGTGTTTGTGTAGGCCAAGTTGAAAGGTTCAAAAAGTGTTCCACCTTCTCCACCTTCTGTCCTAGAACCAACAGTCCTTCGGTTCAAGTTTCTAACATTAATTACTTCGTCTGGTAAGATGTATGAATTTTGATTTTTCTTCAGAGTAAGGAAAGCATACGACTCTTCCACAGCATTTGATGATCTCTGTCTGAATTTGTTTATAGCTCTTTCCAGTGCCGTTTGATAGTGTTTAGGGTCTAATTCAACATCAATCATACCATCACCTAGGCTATTCTTGACGTAATCAAATATTTCTTGTTGTCCTGTTTGTAGTTCTGACATACTCATATTTATAACCTTTGTCTGTGCAATAAATATGTATGATATGCCAAGATTATCCATTTTCAAGCCTGAAAAGGGCAACGACTACAAGTTCTTCGATCGTAACATCAAGGAGATGTTTACCGTGGGCGGAACCGACTTACACTTCCACAAATACATAGGTCCATATGATCAAGGTAGTTCACAGAAGGATGGAGATGCATCTCCATCACAACCGCAATATTCGGGTGACAGTCTCAACGAAAGAACCATACAGGATCTATTATTCCTTGAGAACAGGGATAGAAAATATGCTGATGACATTTATATAGTGCGTGGGATATACAATGTGCAAGATGCAGATTTCAACTTATCACAGTTTGGAATGTTCCTACAGAATGACACACTGTTTTTAACCGTTCACCTTAACGATATAGTTGAACGAATAGGAAGAAAACCCTTGGCAGGTGATGTCATAGAGTTTCCACACATGAAAGAAGACTATTCTCTAGACGAAAGCATACCTATAGCACTCAAAAGATATTACGTTGTAGAGGATGTAAACAGAGCCGCGGAAGGATTCAGTCAGACATGGTGGCCACACTTGTTAAGACTAAAAATGAAAACGATGGTTGACTCTCAGGAGTACAGAGATATTATCGGAGATGCAACCACAACAGGATCTGTTGCCAGTTACATGAGTACCTACAACAGAGAAAAAACAATCAACGATCAAGTTGTGGCACAGGCAGAGCAGGATGCACCAAAGGCAGGATTCAACTACAAACAATATTACGTTGCACCCATAGATGAGAGGGGTAACATTAGGACAGATAATGTCAACACAGAAGAAACAAGAGCAAGTGCAGACAAGAAAGTCAATGCAGTTATCGACACTCCAGCAAGTTCGCACTATGGTTTCTACATGGATGGTGATGGTGTTGCACCCAATGGTCATCCTGCAGGATTTGGAATCAGTTTTCCAAATGCAGGTATAGACAAAGGGGATTATTTCTTGAGAACAGACTTCTTACCAAACAGGTTGTTCCGTTATGACGGAACCAGATGGGTCAAGATAGAGGACTCTGTCAGAATAACTACAACAAACAACGATTCGAGAGCAAACTATAAAACAGGTTTTGTCAACAACTCATCATCTGATACCATAAATGGATTGACTGTTTCGCAAAGACAATCGCTTACAGATGCTCTCAAACCAAAGGCTGACAATTAAAAATGTTACACTTCTATGAAGGTCAGATTAGGAAATTTTTAACTCAATTTATAAGAATATTGAGTAATTTCTCTGTTGAGACCGGCAAAGGCAAAGATGATTCAATCACTTTGAGAGCTGTGCCTGTTGTATACGGAGACCCAACAAGGCAAGTTGCAAACATTCTTAGACAGAATTCTGAGAATGCATTACAGTACACACCAAAGATAGCGGCCTATGTTAGGGAGTTAAATTACGACAGGGAAAGGATGCAAAACCCATATCATATTGAGAAACAGCATCTAAAAGAAAGGGGCATTGACAGTGACGGAAACTACACAAACGAGTTAGGTGCAGGATACACTGTCGAGAAAGTTATGCCATCTCCTTTTAGATTAGAAGTCACAGCAGACATATGGAGTTCAAACACAGATCAAAAATTACAAATTTTAGAGCAGATTTTATACCTTTTTAATCCAGATTTTGAGATACAAAAATCAGACAACTACATTGACTGGACCAGTCTAAGTTATGTTGAACTGACAGGAATTACATTTAGTTCTAGAACAATCCCGGTTGGAGCAGACACAGAGATAGATATTGCAACTCTTACTTTCTCAATGCCAATATGGTTGTCACCTCCAGTGAAAGTCAAGAAATTGGGTGTTGTACAGAAAATTATCATGAGTGTTTACGACGACGATGGTGGAATAGCAAAAGGATTGATAGACGGTTCTTTGATTTCACGAAGCTTTATTACGCCAAACAATTTTGGATTATTGGTTACAGGAAACCAATTGAGGTTGTTAGGTACAACAGGAGTAAATGTTAAGTCGGGTGGGGATGGTTTCTACACAGGAGCGAAAGATCCAGGTCTAGCAGATCCTTTTGAAACATTTGGACCAGCAGTCAATTGGAAGGTGCTTCTAGAACAATATGGAGTAGTCACTAACGGTACATCACAGATTAGGTTAACGCAACCAAACGGAAATGAAATAGTAGGAACTATTGCAACAAGCACATTGGACGACACAATATTGTTGTACAGCATAGATAATGACACAATCCCTGCAAATACACTTACAGGAGTCAAGAAAATTATAAATCCTTCGACGTTCGATCCAGGCACACCAGTAGATGCTGATAGGTATCTTATCATAGATGACGTTGGGGATTCAACAGCAACGGCTCAAAGCTCGACCTGGGGAACACTTATTGCCAACGTTGGTGACATCATCGAATACAGCAGTTCACAGAGCAAATGGTTGAAGGTTTTTGACGCTTCTGATCCAGATTCTACACAGCACTATGTTACCAATCTGAACACAGGTATTCAGTACAGATTCAACGGTACAGAATGGGTCAAGTCCTACGAAGGTGTCTACACACAAGGTAATTGGAGCATAGTCATAGATGGTAGTTATGTTGCCAACGACGATGCTTCCGGACAAGACGCAACTACTCCTTGATAAATCACATACAATCTGTTATAATATAGCATGGAAGACAACATCATATGTTCTGGTGCACTTTTTTACAGCACATCAACAAAACGTTTCCTGTTCTTGCAGAGGACTGATAGTAAGACAAAAGGAATGTGGGGATTGGTAGGTGGAAGGACGAAGTACACAGAATCGGCCTTTGAAGGTCTGAAGAGAGAAATAAAGGAAGAAGTGGGTGCTATTCCCAAGTTCAAGAAAGTTATTCCCTTAGAGATGTTCACATCGAATGATGAGAAGTTTTTCTTCCACACTTATCTTATTGCGATAGAGACTGAATTCTTACCCAAGCTGAATGCTGAACACTCTGGATATTGCTGGACAGCGTTTGAATGCTGGCCCAAGAACTTGCACATGGGTTTGAAGAATACATTGAATAACAAAGCCATCAAAGGCAAGTTACAGACTATACTAGATTTGATAACCTAAAAAAAAAAGGCCCTATATTTCTACAAGGCCTTTTGATTCTACTAAAAAGTATGAATATTTATTAGTTGTTTGTCCTCACCGCACAATTTACCAATTTGATTCCTGCGTCAGTTGAGCTCTCTAGTGCTCTACCAATAACATGGAATGGTGAATATGTTTCGCCTGTTGCGGCCGCTCTCGCACAACCTTTGATTGATGAACTAACTAATCTTTGACCTTTAGTCACTGCACCTGTTACTCTCACTGGAGTTCTTCCAGTCATCGCAACGTAAGGATGTGAATCACTGTTACCCGCCGCGGCGTTCATGGCATATGCTGGTTGATCAGATATGACACCAAAAACTTGATCAGATAAATCTGCTGTTGTTTCTGTGATCTCTGCTTCACCACCAACCATTACTACTGCACCAGTTGCCATAGGAGCGTCTGCTTCGAAACGCTCGGCAACGTCTGCGTACTGGGCCGAAGTTGCTAAGGCGTGTACAACGTTACATCTCACATCGACCAAGTTAGTCTCTGTGGCTGTTATTGTTGATAATGTTTCATTGTCTGTACCCCTAGAGGCTCTCAATGCTGTGAAGGCACCACCCGCGTTTCCATGAATAGTTGTTCCGTCATCTGCAAATGATTCATCCCAAACCCAGAAAAGATCTTGTTCTGTGGTAGTTGATGAGACACCCCTGTTAATTACTAGACCCGAGTAAGTTGGCATACCAGAAGCGGCAGAAACGTTTCTGTTCACTTCAATAAGATTGTCTTCAACTTGTAACGTTGTAGTATTGGTAGTTGTTATGTTACCAGCTACTGTTAAAGTTCCACTTACTACCAAATCGTTTGAAACGATTGTTTGACCAACTGCTGTGATAGTACATGTTCCAGAAGATGAAATAGTTAAGTTTGTCCCGTCTCCTTCTATCTTCTCACCTGCATCACCAAAAACTATTCCTCTGTCATTGGCCAGGTGTACATCTGAAGCTGTCGCTAAATTGATTTTACCACCTGATGTGATTGTTAGGTCTGTGTTATCTGTTTCGATGTTCTCACCACCATCACCAAGACGTATTCCAACGTTGACCGGAACGTTTACATCCGCCGTTGCCGCCAAGGTTATGTCTGCACCTGAAGTGATTGTAAGGTCTGTGTTGTCACCTTCAATCTTCTCACCTGTACCAAATGTTATACCAATGTTTGCTGGTATCTCAACATCTGAAGTGGCCGCTAATACAATTTTAGCACCCGATGTTACTGTAAGGTCTGTGTTGTCACCCTCGATCTTCTCACCAGTTCCAAATGTAATTCCAACGTTAGCCGGTATCACAACGTCTGTTGTTGCTGTCAAGTTCAATGCACCACCCGATGTCACAGTCAAGTCTGTACTGTCACCTTCAATTTTCTCACCTGTACCAAATGTTAAACCAACGTTGGCAGGTATCACAACGTCTGTCGTTGCAGTCAAATCAATTGCGTCACTTGATGCGATTGTTAACTTTGTACCATTACCTTCAATCTTCTCTCCATCGTCACCGAATGTTATACCAACGTTTGATGGTATGTTAACATCCGCTGTTGCAGTCAAGTTGATGTCCGCACCTGAGTTGACTGTCAAGTCCGTGTCGTTGGACTCGATCTTCTCACTTGCGTTTGCATCAAAAACTATACCCACGTTAGCCGGAACGTGTACGTCTGATGTTGCTGTTAAATTTATCTTTGCACCGGAAGTGACCGTTAAGTCTGTGCTGTCACCTTCGATCTTTTCTCCAGTACCAAACGTGATTCCCACGTTAGCTGGTACAACGATGTCTGCCACCGCTGTTAAATTGATGTTGTTTCCTGCGATAGTTAAGTCTGTTCCATCACCCTCAATTTTCTCAGCATCATCACCAAAAGTCAAACCAATGTTTGCTGGTATGTTTACGTCAGCACCTGCTGTAAGATTGATGTCACCTGTACCTGCAGTGTCTATCGTGAAGTCTGCATTTGATCCGTTTGTTACGATATCGTTTACTGATAAATCTGTTACTAACGGTCCGTTAAGAACTGGTGCTGTTAATGTTTTGTTTGTAAGTGTTAGTGTTGCCGTCGCTTGGTCGTCAACATACTTCTTGTTTGCTACGTCACCGTCATTGCTTGGCGCCGCTGTCGCTAGTCCTACAATGGTGTTAGCTGAAGCTGATATTACTATATCACCTACTTCTAATCCGTTGTTTACTCTAAAGTTTCGTGTTGTCATGGTTCCATATCTCCCGCATGATTGTTAATATTGCAGGTATTTATGCTATTTGTAGGTTTATTCTGCTAGACAGTTGATTCTGTACGCATTGACCACTGTGGATCCACCTGACGTGGATGATATGGACAATTCCAGGCTGTTATCTTCATCTGATTTGAATGAGGCTGAGAATTCAAGTTGAGTTGTTTCCTTGGTTGACACAAAAGGTCCTTGGGTCACAGAGGCCTCTCCTGGTGCACCAGCACAGTAAACTTCCTGTACACTGTACACACCTTCAGTGGCATTCTTGCCCACCACGTAGTACATAGCCGCTGTGGCATCATCTAGATCAAAGTTGTCAAATGCTGTGGCAGTTGAACTCACTGTTGTGGCTCCTATGATCTTCTGGTTGGCATTTGAAACAGCTGTCATGGAGTCTGCAAGTAAAGTTTTGTGTATTTTCAACGATAGATTTGGTGTCAATCCCGCCGCCGATAATACAACATTATCGCCTGATATCGCCGCTGATAGCGTGACCATGTCATTGTTACCAGACTGTAGAGTGCCATACTGTGTCACGAATGCGTTTGTGCCATCATGCACAACAAGAGCTTCTGTGACTCCTGTCTCTGTCTTGGCATTGTCGTCTATCACGATCAAATATTTCGCCGCCCTGAACGATGCGTGTGCGAATGTGTCTATGCTTTCTGAAGCAGAATCCACATCTGTGTTTGCAGTCGTAATGGTTACACCCGCCGTCTCGTTGGCAGTGTTGGCCCTTGATAGTGGAATCTTGTAGTAACTGACCTTGGAGTCAGCACTGGGGGCTACTATTTTTACCCTCACCTGGCTACTGGATATGTCCGCCGATGTTGTTGGCATAGAGTTGTCTGAACCAGAGGCGCCACCCCTGGCACCACTTATGAAAGAGTCGCTGTTATTGTGAGCAACAGTGAAACATGATGCACTGGAATGATCGTTTGTAAGATCTGTCAATGCCATGAAGTACCATGCCACGTCAGCACCAGAAGACTGGAAGTAATCCACTGTTCTGGCCGATGTACCTACAGCCTTGTTGTTTTTTGTTACTACCCTTGTGTCATCTGACGCCGTCGAAGTACTTGAAGCGAATGATAGTGTACCAGCTCCGTCTGTTTTAAGCACGTCGCCGTCGTTACCGTCCGTGGTTGGCATCTTGAATGCCGTGCCACCTGACGTGAAAATCAGGTTCGTGCCATCTGATGATACTGATTCGTTTGCGTCAACAAATTGTATTGCCTTGTTTGTGCCTAAGGTTACAGTTTGATCTGCGTTTACTGTGAGGGCTGTGGATCCACCTGTTGCTATCGTGATCACATCTGATCCTGAGAATGTGATTGACGTGTTGGTGTCTCCATCGCCCGCTATTGAATCTAATTGTAGTGATCCCACGTTTGTGAAGTTTGAGTCACTGAGATCTAAAGTTCCTGTTACATCTAAATTACCACCAATGGACACGTTACCTGTTGTTGTGATAGAATCTATGTAAGCATCTTTATAGTATAGAGAAGATGTACCAAGATCAATTTGACTGTCTGTAACTGGAGATAGTGCTCCGTCACCAACTGTTAGTCTACCTGATCCACCTGTCGCTATCGTTATGACATCTGACCCCGAGAACGTTATAGACGTGTTGGTGTCTCCGTCACCCGCTATGGAATCCAGCTGTAATGATCCCACGTTTGTGAAGTTGGAATCACCCAGGTCCAAGGTTCCTGTTACAGTAAGGTTTCCTGTTATGTCTGTGTTGGCATTTAATTTTATCGCACCTGTTCCGCTTGGATCTAGTGTGAAATCAGCGTTGCTTGGTACAGATATAGTTGACCCTACTATTGTTAGGTCACCCAGTGATAGGTCAGCGAATGCGAGTGTGCCTGAACCATCCGTCTTCAGGAACTGTCCCACTGTGCCATCTGAAGTCGGATATGCCAATCCTGACAGTGTTGCCTGCCCAGATGTGTTCAGTGTGCCATCTACCACGACACCTTCGTTGATGTTGATGATTGATGAGTCTGCTGAAGTTATTGTCGTACCACGTATTGTTATTGCATCTAGCACGATGTTTCCTGTGCCTGATGTTGTTAGTGTTAGATCTGAGTTGGTTGGTGCTACTAGGTTGGTGATTGATATGTCACCCTCTGCACCGAATTCTAATGCGGTACCTGCCGCGTTTACTTTTAATACCTGGCCTGCTGATCCTACTGCTGTGAGTCCTGTACCACCATGTGTGATTGCAATGGTCTCACCCGTTTGGAATTCCGCCATCCCTGTGGCAACGTTCGAAGCATTAAAGACTACTCGTACCGGTGTTTTATCAGCCATAACTCAATTCTGTGCTCCGCCTACTTGAACTTACGGAATGCATTCATTTCCTTTGTATTGTAGGTATTTATTGCTAGAACTGGAATAATGTGATGCCGGCCGCACCCGAGTCTACCAATGCTGTACCGTTTGCAAGTGTGAAGGTCTGTCCTGCATCTGTGTACACAGGCACGTCCTCAACAGTGGCATTGAATTCTAGTGTGAGAGCGGCTGTGGTCGCCAGCAGTTGTGTATCTGTGAGGCTTGTGCTTCCGTCACTTAGAAATAATCCAACGTTCTGCACGGGCCTTGCAAGTGTTCCGTCTTTGGAACCAGTCAGTGAAATACCGTTTGTACCAACTTTACTACCCGAAGGTAGTGTGGCACCAGTGGCCGCAATTTCTAGGTTTCCTGTTCCGTCTGATTTGATGGTCGCTCCACCTAGGTCGATTGTTTCTGCCGCAACATACACGGTCTGCCATCTCCTAGTAGAACTGCCCAGTTGAAAAACTCCATTTTGGCTTGGGATTAGATTGCCTGCTATCTCTATTCCCGGACTTGAATCTTCTGTTGACATTGTAGTCCCTGCCACCCTAATACCTTCAATTACAACATTACCACCACTGCTGTTTAAGGTCAAATCAGCATTAGATGGTGAAGATAATGTTGATCCAACTGCTGTAAGGTCTCCGAGACTGCTTGATCCTCCCGAG